TTTGATGGTCTTCCACTCGCCCTTTACAATGGCAGAAATCTGCACGCCAGCCGATGCAGAGTTTACCAGCTGCACCGCCAGATGCTTGAATGTCTTGGTCTTGTAAAAGTTGCTGCCGCTTACATACGGCGTCTGCCAGCTTGCCGCAATTGCCTTTCCATCGTCACTGTAACTAAGATAGTGTGTTTCGTCTGTGAAAAATCGGCACACTCTGCCGTCATTCGTGCCAAACCACAGCGCCCCATCTTTTACAAACAGCAGCCGCGCCGGAATGTTTGTGCAGTAAAATCCAACATACTGCCGGTTTGAATACGGTTCACTCTTTGTCAAGCCAAGGTTTTGCAGTCCGTCCAGCACATAGGCATGCCCGTTCACGCACAGCCAATACATGTCGTTGTACACGCAGGCGCAAGCATCGCTCAAATTGCTTTCGTCCAAAAGTCTGCCGTTCAGGTAGTAGCTTCTGTCCTGACTGTAACGCTCCGCGTTGATGTCGCTGGCCGCAATGGCATAGATACCGGCGCTCGTCAAAAACACCGGTTCATTCTGCAAATAAGCAAAACTGTCTCTCGCAATCGCGCCGGGGCCTTTCATCGTGTTGTAAATCGGGAAAGCCGCTTCGCTGTCCACTAAGTTTCCGCTGCGCAGGATAATATTTCTGTCAGGCTCGTAGTCGTCCTTGTGGGCAGCCAATCGGTTTTCGATGATGGTATACCCAACAACCGCACTCTTGTTCGTGCCAAGCACGCTGTACCCCGTATCGGGGAAGTAAGTCGGGTCGTCCTTCTGGCTGTACCAGTCGTAGTTGATATAATCCGGGTTCCCGCTCAAAAACAAACGGTCAACATCGCCGTTTACGCCAAACCGCACACCGATGCAGCACTTGTTGATTCTGTCTCTGTATCCCTTTACCGTGCGCCGTGCTTCGATTTCAATGTTGTCCTCACCGGTAACAGGGCTTTTCCCCGGCGCAGTCGTAAAGCTCACAATGCCTTTTTCTGCGTTGCAAGTAAAGCCGCTGATTTCTTTCCATGTGCCGTCCCCCTGCAGCTGGCGCACCGTCACATTGGCATCGTCCAGCCCGGAAAAACTTAAATGATATTCTTTGCTCGTTCCGTCAGCAAGGAACTTTTCTTTGAATTTCGGCTGCAATAGGTTCAGCGCATCATACTGCTTGCCGCCGCCGTTCGGGGCTTTCGCAATCGTCACTGTCGGGATATAAGCGGCATCTTCCACCGGCTTTGCGGTAGTGCCGTCATAGACAAGAAATTTCTTGCCGTCCACAATGTAAAGGTTGTCGCCAAACTGCCACGCATAGCTTTTCGCGTCGTTCATTTCGCTGTACAAAAGCTGCGGCGTGTCCTTCATGACATACAGCCCGGTCCCGGCGTGTATCAGGTCATATTTGTCTTTCTTTCTCGCATAGTGCCCGTTGATTCTCCCGGTAAATTTGTACATGGTCTCATAGCCCATGCGCTTGCGCACCTTGCCGGGTTCACTGCGTATCATGTTCTCCGCATAGGGGCTTTGCGTTACGCTTACATTGAACGGGTTTGAGGTAAAATCCACGCCGTAAAACTGCGTCAGTTTAATAACACTCCGGCTCGGGATTTCAGGTATCGCAAAAGCCATCTCTTACCACCACCCTGTATTGTTGCCCCAGCTCTCCTGTGTCGGCATTCTGTCCGGGTTTTTCAGCCGCTCAAAGGCAACCTCAAACTCGTTGCGGTAATAGGTGCTCACCGCAATATCATCGTCCTTGTACAGCTGGCTTGCCATATACAGGGGCAGCAACACAACGGCATCGTCCGGCAGGTTGATTTTTGTATCGTCCGGCGTGTTTAGCGTGATTGCTGTCGGCTTTGCATCATAAAAAATCTCAAAAATGCCCTCGGCATCTTCTGGGAATTTCATGTACTTCCCGGCCATAAACGCAGCGCCGTTGTACTCTGTCGGCACGCCGTTATCGTCAAGGCTGTACACCTCCAATGTGCCAATTCGGTAAAAGTCCTTTAGCTCGCTGGTCATATCCAGCGCAAAGGTTTCGCCCTTGTTCTTTTCAATGGTCGTGCTTTTGCGAATATACCGCCCTGCGGTTGCAAGCATCTGCAGCGCTTCGTTGGCTGCCTGCGGCATCGCGTTCAAATACTCGCTTATGGCATCATCGTTCGCATCAATCGTAATCCCGTCAGAGCTGAACATTTTCTGCAAGGTTGCTAACTTTATTTCCTGCCATGTCATTTGCAATCACCCCCTGCTGCATGGCTTCCTGTTTGTCCATCTCCTCTTTGATGGATTTCTGCATTGTGGCTGCATACGGGAATCCGGTCTCTTTCAGGTAAGTCCACAGCCGGTACTGGCTTATAGGCTCGGAAATGTTGCCAAAACCACCCGCCTGATACTTCAAATCGACCATGTCCCACAGCCGTTCGCGGTTGCTTGCAAGGTTACTTGCCGGGTCGACCTCAATGATAAATTCATCGTTCCAGTACAATTCCCCGGCTGCGTCCCGCTTCAAAAACTCCATCCTGTCAAAATGCCCGAACTGCTGTTCGCCGTCTGTGTCGGTCTCGGTCATCGGGTACGGCTCATCGGCATACGCCAGCAAAAACTCAAACATCATACGGTACAGCTTCGCATAGGCGTTGTTCTTCATCTCTCGCTTGCTCTGCAAACGGCCTGCGCTCTGGTTCGCGCTGAACTGCTTCGCACTGCCCGATGTAGCGGAAGAATCGTACTTACCCTGGAATGCGTCCGTAATGCCCAAAGTGGATTTTGCCCAAGTGTAATTCATTTCCAGCATGTTCTGGTCGTTCTGCACATTGGGCTGCACATTGATAACATCGATCATGGCTTTCTGGCTCGGGTTGTCAACGCGCAAAATTTTCAGCTCGTTATCGTTCAGCTCCGCATTTACGCCCTCCGGCAGCACTACCCAACTGCCGCCTTTCAGCAGCTTTTCCTGAATCTTCGTGCCGTATTTGTTGATAGCCTGCTGCTGGTCGGCGATAATATCTACATCCGACACACCCAAAAACTTGTCCGATGCCGCAATGTTTATCCGCTCCACAATCGGGAACCCGTGCGGTTTGTAGGCCGGTATCTCGTTGGCCTCCATCTCGCCCGGCATCATAATGACCTCTCCGCTCTCGTTATCACGCTGCACACTGCCGTCCGGGTTCACAATGGGCACATCCTCCCCCTGCACCTGTGCAGGCAGCACCTCGCCGCTGCTAAGCACTACATCCTGTGTCAGCGTAAGGGTCTGCACCGGTTGCTCTTTGAACTTCTTGTTCCCGCAAACACAAACATCCCCCACGCGCCGCCGTCCGCATTTCGTGCAGACTTCTGCCGTGCGCGCATAATAATCGGGGAAATCTTCAAGCACCTGACACCCTACCCAGCTAAACATGCCTACTGTGCCCTTGTCGTGCTTGTAATAGACAATGTTCTGCGTCACAACGCCTGTGTGGGTGCTGTCATCGCCCCCGCGCGCGTCCGGCGCGTCCTCTGTGTCGGTCTCAATGGTAATGCCGTACCGTGCTTCCAGCGATTCCTTGCTCTTTGATACCTGCACAAAGATATAATCCATGTCCTCAATGCGGTACACACCCGGCTGCGGAATGACCTGCCGCGGGTGGCGCATCTCTACCTCAACATCGCCCAGTGTGCAGTGATACCCTGCAACCGGGTTCCACTCCACATGGAAAAAGTCCGCGCCCTGCACCGGCACTGTACGTTCGCTTCTGTCATTCAGTTCAATAAACCGCATCCGCCGCGCCTGATTTCGCAGCATGTTTTCGGCCTTTCGCGCCAAGTCCCGGTCTTCCGCATGGATGGCTGTGACCTTCGGCATCGGGTAGCTGGAATCCACCTGACTTTCAATCAGCTCATAGATGATATTGCGCACATTCGTGGCGTTCTTTTTGGCACCTTGTATCTCGTGGCTACCGTAGTACATGGCCTCGCGCTTGCGCATCTTTTCCAGGGTGTCACTGTATGCAGCTTTCGCGCTGGATAGCTTGCCCTGCCATTTTTCAAGGTCTTTTGTCTGCTTATCGTCTTTCTTCATATCGTCACTCCTGTGGGGTCATGCCCCCGCAAATGTGATAAAAAAGCGGCCCTGCCGTAACAGAGCCGCTAAAATTACTGCTTCTTGGTTCGCCGTTTCCCCTTGCCACCATCGCTTGCAAGAGGAGTTGCCGCAGGCCGAGTGGTGTTCTCCACTGCCCGGGAATAATACGTCCCGTCCCTGTTCACGGCCTCCACAACATACAGCCGCTTGCCGTCCTCAAAGGTGTCCCCGATTTTCAGTCCTTTAGGAACCATGCTGCACCGCCTTAGGTCAGGGTAGTACCAGCAGCAGCGCCGCCCAAAATAACGTGCCGCCAATCTCCGAAACCGGCGCTGAAACGGCCACGGCAGGAAGTGATCAAATCCTGCGTCATCGTGTCCACATTCTGGAAGGTCTCCATCGCGGTACGGTCATAGAACACATTGCCCAGCAGGTCCTTGTTGGCCTGAGAACTCATGATGATATAGGGGTTGCTTTCCTCATCAGCCTGCCAATGGTGGTCAACAATCAGCTTCCACATGCCCTTGTTGACGTTCACATCGTTGAAGTTGCTGCCGACCTGCTGGTCACTGTTGGCGATCTTCTTTGCCAGCACGATCATCTCGGGGCGGTTAGCAGGCAGGATGATGGTGTCGAACACATAACCCATGTGGTTGCCGGAGGCATTCATGAAGTTGAAGCCGACATTCGCCAGCTTGTTCAACATCGCGTCATCGGTGCCCAGCGCATTGGTGAACACATTGCTCTGTGCGGCAACGCCGGTCTTGCCAGTATGATCTTTGGCAAACAGGGCCTTGCCGTCTGCGGTGGTGGAATCCAGCCCGGTCTTTGCGCCGTAAGTAAAGGTCGCGGCAGCGCTGGTCAGTGCGCTGGAAGCAAACACAGCACGGCTGCGCTTGTAGGCACGCACATAGGCCGCAGCGCGGGCAGCGGCCATATCGAACTGGTTGTCCTCGATCATCGTCTTGGTGATGCGGAACGCCTTCTTGAACTCCGAATGCTGGATAAGTTTGGGCTCAACCTCGCCGAAATCATCCAGCGGGCTTGACGCGCCCTCATCGACCAGATCAAAGTTGGAGAAGGTAGACATGCCCGCAATCTTCTCACCGAAACGCTTGGACTTCTTGACATTGAACAGCGCATTGACAAGCTCGTCATCGTTGTTCTTCTCGTTGTCTGTGTCCTTCATTTTCATGGTGAGCAGGTCAGCCCACTCATTCCAAAAATCATTGGCAAGGCCGCTTGCCTTGCTAAAAATAACTGCCATAGTCAGTCTCCTTTACATAAAAAATCAAATCGAGTTGTAGAGCTTCTGCAGCTCCTCATCGCTCTTGTCCGGGAAATACTCATGCGCTTTCGCAAGCATCCCGCTGCTCATGGTCTTTTCCTTGCCCGGCATATTGGCACCGCCGTGCGCGGCCAGGTGTCCTTTGCTTTTTGCCGCATTGATGGCCGCCTGCCGTCCTGCCTCCGTGCCGCTCTGCACGGCCTTGCCATAGTTCAGCGCCTTATAGGCGGTCACCATGTCCAGCCCGTTTTTCTGCACAAGTTCGACCATCTTGTCAAAATTTTCAAGCTTGGCAAGGTCTGCGGTGGTTTTCAGGCTGGGCTCAATTTTTTGCAGCGCGGCAAAGTCAGCATTGAACGCTGCCTGCGCCTCGTCGTTGACTCTGGCGGCTTTCAGCTCCTCCATCTCGGCTTTCAGCTGTGCCTTCTCCGGGTCGTTGTCGATAAGGCGCTGCAACGCGGCTCTCTGTTCCGCTGTCTGGTTCGCCGTGGCCTGCTCGATTGCACGCTGACGGTCAAGCTTGTTCTGGGCGTCCAGTGCGGCGAAATAGTCCTGCATCGACTTGACCGGCGCGCCGGTCTCTGGGTTTTTGTACCCGGCAAATCTCTGTGCAAACTGTCTGTCCACACGCTGCTGTGCCTCTCGCTCGCTGCGCTGGCGGGCAATGGCCCATACATTGTTTGGGATTTCCGGTTCTGTGGCAGTTTCCGTGTTTTGGGCGGCACTTTCCACTTCACTTTCCACAGTTTCCACATTTTCTGTCGGGTTGTCGTCAATCTGGTCGGCTACGCCAGCGGTCACGCCGTTTTCAAACTCGTCCATAGGTTCCTCCGCGTACAACGCCCGCCGGCTAAAAATTTGTATAAAAAAAGCGCCTACCCTTTCGGATAAGCGCTTCTTTTATCGTAGTTCTCCTGCCTTCCCCCTCGGGGGAAGGTGGCCCCGCAGGGCCGGATGAGGGCAAAGCAAATCTTATTGCCCGCCGTCATTCACCGGGTAACTCACCCTCTGCACCGCTTTTCCCGGTGCCAGCTCCCCCACAACCTGCCCGAACCGCGGGCATTGCTTGCTTCGGCAGATAAATTTCAGCACCTCCGTGCCGGAATCTACGCGGCACTCTACGCCGCAAGTCGGGCATCTCATGCAGGGCTCCCCCATTTCTCAATCAGCATTTTGCGGTCTTTCGGGCTGGCGTTCTTATAATCCTCGTACATGTCCGCCGTCCACGGCCTCTTTCGTATATTCACAGGTTTTTTCGCCGGGCTTGTCCACCAAACGCAAAATCCGCGCAAGGCATCTGGGAAATGCGTCAACCCGTGCGGGTTCTTCGCATACACATCAGGGTTTTTATCGTCCTTCTGTATCTTCGTCATGCACGTCCATAACTCGCCCGGCTTGTAGAACGTCAGATACCCTTTTCCGGTTTTCTCGTCCTTGCGCAGCCATTGTTTCATGGCAGCACACCCTGCCGAAAAATCTCGTGATGTCTGTACCAGTCCCAGCCCTGCTTCGCTGAACAGCTGCGCGCGGCTCTTGCCGCTCTCTTGGCTACGGCTCCACAAGTCAGATGGTGCAAGGAACATGTCAATTTCCTCGTCCGCAGAATCCCGTAAAATCAGGTCTGCGGCTTCGCCAATAGTTTTATTCGGACCGCCATCCACTCTGTAAACGCAAGCATGGTTGCTTTCGTCAATGGCTATCCAAAGTGCCGCCAGCATATCAAGGCCATAGTCAATCGTCACATAGCGTCTTAGCGACCCTGTGGGCGGTGCATCGACCAAGTGGGTATCTTTGTCAAGCTCACTAAAAAAGCGCCCTCCGGGGGCGGAGAGCGCTTCTTCTTCAGTTGCAGGGTACTCCTGCATCGTTTTATCCTCACCCAGCGCAGCGACAGTCTGTGCGTACCACTTCTCACTGCGGCGCGGGTCTGTGCTCCACGGCAAAAACAGCTTTGCAAAACCGTTGCCGGGGTTTGTGTAGATTTCCTCAAACAGCGTGCCCAACTTGATGGTTGACAGCCCGATGACCCGCCCGCCGAACGGACGGTTGATAACAGGGTATGCGGCCTGCCAGATTTCCTCTGCGTACTGCTGGAACGCCCATTCGTCAATCACGATCAAGTCGGCAGTAAACGAACGGCCTGCCGCAGGGCTTGACGGAAACGCCTTAAACACGCTCTCCGGGCCGTCCGGCCACATCACAACCACCTGCATTGTGCTTTTGTAGAATACCGGCCCTGTCCAACCTGCAACGCTGCCGCCCGGCGTGTCCACCTCTCGGATAAGCCCCGGCATGTACCGCAGTATCACCGCAAGGCGGCGCACAAGCTCTTTGGCCTCGTCCTCTGACCGGCTCAAGCCAATCGCAGTACGGCCTGTGTTCAGCGCCACAAGCCTCGCCACCTCTGCCAGCGCCAGCCATGTAAAGCCCAACTGACGCGCTTTCAGCACGCAAACAAGCCGGTTCTCGGCAAACACGACCAACGCTTTCTTTTGCCCATCCCACAGCGTAAACGGCTGTATCAGCTCGTCTGCGTCCTTGTCCTCAATGTGGCAATATGTTTCGCAAAAATACACCGGGTCTTTCCTGCACGCCTCGCGCTCAAGTTCCCGCATCTCTTCCAGCGTCAACACATCACCCCATTCCCTCAAAAATTCCCCAAACCCGCCCTACCGGTCTCTGCTATGCCGGTCTCACCCGTTGCGGGGAGCAAATCCGCAACGTAATTCAGCAGCACTTGTATTCCGCGCGCTTACCCGCGGTCTCTGCTTTGATGTTATGGGTTTCGGCGATGCGTAACTGCGTCAGTAACGGAGTCCGCACAAGCAGATGCCGAACGGTTTTCTCGATGTCACCGTCTAAACGTCCCCGAACTTCTCCGCTTTCAAAATCGGTGTGCAGTCAGGTATGCGCCCTCTCGTTGTGGGCTGTGCACCGTCGCTGCTTCCGGTGTGTCAGGTTATCTATCGCGTTTCCTGCGCCGGGCTTTCACCGGTGGGAGCGACCCAGCATGTGCCCTCAGCCGGACTTGAACCGGCACACCAAGGCTCTTGCCATTGAGCTACAAGGGCATGTGCGGCTTACTGATTGCACAGTCGTTGTCATCATTTGTGAGGGATACCGCGCCCGCTCACACAAACTGGGTGCTACCCAGCCATCTGGCGCAGAACAGAGGACGCGAACCCCAGCCGCCACCGGCGGCCAATCGGTTTAGCAAACCGTTCCCGCTCCCCGCGGGTTTATTCTGCAAATAAAAAAGCGCCCTGCCGTAGCAGAACGCTTTGTATTGTGGCCGCTGGGTCTTGAAGCGGACGGCCCTAGTCCCATAGTCAGAGGAGGTTTTCAAACTGACACCCGCGCCGGGATACTCAAAATTTCAAAATTTTATTTTTTTAGGGAACCTTTGCTATTCAGGGGACAGTTCCCTCATAGGGGGGATATGTACTCTTGTTTCTTGCTTGTGATACAATCCCGCGTTTTCTTTCATTTTGCATGGATATTTGGGGCGGGGGAGAGAATTTATTTTTATGTTCGCTGGGGGAATGGACATATTCGTACCCAGCCGCGCTACCTATGAGCCCCGCCCTCCCCTTCATAGGGGGTACCCCCCTCCCCCTGCTGCCTCCTGTCCTCTCCCGGCAGACCGCCGCAAAAAAAATACCCCCGCGCGTCCTTCTTCATCTACAGCCCGTCCCCGGTTTCCGCCTGCTGGTTCCGCCCAGCTTCGCACCGTTTCCGCCTGCTGCCGCGCTGCCGCTGGCTACTATTTCGCTAAATACTTATTTAGCGAACCGCGAAATCACGTATTATCGTTCTTTTGCAGCCGCTTCTGGATGTTCTGCATCAATTCTCTATCCGCATCGGTCACGGCTTCGGCTGTGATCTCCATCTGGTCAGCCGGTTTGTCGCCCGCAGAATCTCGCACAAACACCGCTGCTTTGACGTCTCCGGCCTTCGCTTTTGCCGCCATCGCAACCGCGATTGATTCATATAAAGTTATAGGCTTTCCTCTCTTCTGTGCCATCTCTTGCACAGTTTGGGCCAGTTCCTCATCTTCCAAGCCTTCCACACTGTCCGGCTGCTGTAGCAGGTCGCTATATATTTCCTTAATCGTTCGGCGCTTCTTCTGGGCTTCAACGCTGGCCTTCTGCCCTGCCTGCTGAATTTCCCGCCTGCGTTCCGGTTCCATATCCTTTATTGCTGTACCTGGTCGCAGATTTGCAATGCTGGCCGGGTTCATCCTGTTGCCACGCTTATCTACGAGTTCGCCGCGTTCTGCTGCTTGCCTGGCCTTTTCGACTCCTGCGATTGCCTTGCGGGTCACTTCTCCAAGCTGGACGGCCTGCGCCGCCTTCTTTTCTGCCATGTTGCCGCCCTCCTTTTATAGCAACAAAAAAAGCGCCCAGCGGTAAAGCTGGACGCCCGAAACCTAATTTTCGCGTTGATACGTTAAAACTGTATAATGAGTGAGCCCCGCCGCGGAAGCTCGCTTCCTCGCGTGGTTCGCTCATTATACACATTTTAGCATGCAAGTGCGATTTTGTCAAGTGTTTTTCGGTTTATCGTGATTTTCTCGTTGCAGTCTCGCATCTACTGCCGCCAGAATATAGCCGTTCACGCTCTCCCCGGCTGCTGCTGCTGCCTGCTGGATGGTTTCCGCCGTTGTCGGTTGCATCCTCACTGTAATAGTTTTAAGCTTTGCCAAATAACGCGCATTCCCGGCCCGCTTCGCATCGCTGGACATTCTGCGCACCTCCTTTTGTATAGTACACACATTATAGCACAACGCCCCGAATCATGCAAGCATGTACAAAATGCACAAATTCATGCTAGCAGAACTGTGCAATGCTCCAAACTTCATGCTAGCATGTTGACATAATGCATGCTAGCATGTATAATAAAGCCATCGAAACAAGAACAGCCGCCCAGCGGCCACCACAGGAGGAAGCAACATGACTACCACCTATAAAACTTACAAATGGTTCAACCCCCGCCCCTGCACCATCACCGAAGGCACCGCAATGTATAGAGACCTTGCCAGCAAGCACCACCCCGACCACGGCGGCAGCGTCTCCGACATGCAGGAGATCAACGCCGAGTGGGACGAGCTGAAGCCCACGCTTCCCCGCTTCTGTAGTGAGCAGGCCAAGCAAGGCCGCCAGCAGTACGGGCAGACCAAAGCGGCAGAGGATGCCGCCAAGGCCGCACAGGATGCAGAGGCCGCCAAGATGGCCGAAGAACTTGCCAAGTGCCCGGGCCTTAGGTTCGACGTTGTCGGCTCCTGGATCTGGGCCGACAGCAGCCACAAGTGGTTGCACACGCTCGAAAAGCTCGGTTTCCGCTGGTCTGCGAACCGCTGCAAATACTACTGGCACCCGGCAGGCGACAACAGCCGCCGCAACCGGAAGGCCAGCTACCAAGACATTTATAACAAGTACAGCGGCCAGAGCTACCAAACCCGCGACCGCGAAACCATTCCCGCCTGATACCTTGCAGGGCCGCACAGTAAAGCGACCCTATCCCACAAACCAAAGTAAAGGAGATTCCCTTCCATGAAGGAATACACCCCGCATCATCTGCCGGACGTCACCGGCGACCCGTTGGAGATCAACCCGGATTTGTCCGTCACCGAGTGGGAGCGCACAACAGCGCAGCGCGAGCAGGCCGCCGCCGCTCAAATCGAGCAGGCGGACGCGATCCAGTACGAAGCCGGGAACCGTGTAATAATCGTCTGCACCGGCTGGCGCAGCCCCTACCAGATCAGCTACTTTACCCGGCACGGTGCCGACCTTGTCCCCACGATGCACGAGGACCGCGACACGGCCCAGCAGGCCGCGCAGGAAATCCCCGAGACATTCCAGCCCACCGCCGCAATTATTTTTTAAGGAGGAACCACCATGAAAACCCTACACCACACCGAAACCACATGGCAGGGCCGCAAGATCATCATCGACGCGTCAGACCTCACCGCCGAATATGGCTATATCGAAGTAATGGCCCTATACCCCGATGGCCGGGAAATTGAGTGTTACCACACCCACAACCCGGAGGACGCCCGCCTGATGTTCAACCACTACTGCGACCTGGCCGCAGACCGGCCCACCGCCGACACCTACACCCGGCAGGACTGGGAACGCACAGGAGTATTCAACGCCCACCCCGGCCAGGCTATCACCGCGGAAATCTATGATGAGTTTTATAACTGCATGCCGCCGTACAGCCTGCCGCGCGATCTGCGCCGCGATGGTCACAAGGGTTTTGATGGGCGAACCACACAGCAGCGATGCACAAGGGCTGCTATATATGGCTTTTGTCCGTCACGGCCTGCGCCATTACTATTATGGACTTGTCCACCGCTGAAACTCTCGCAGGGCTGCACAGCGTAAAGCAGCCCCACCCCATAACCCTAACACCGAAAGGAGCTAATATAATATGATTACCGGCATCAAGTACACCGAGACCCCGAGTCCCCTCCGCACCTGCTACACATTCGAGGGCTTGACCCCTCGCGGCGAGCGGCTCTATGTGGAGCTGTCCGCCCACATCAACGACGGCAGCAAGCACAATCTCTGTCAAGTCTGGTACAAGCACGGCTACACCGCCGCCCCTCTGCCGTCTTACTGGTGCGTTGACACCTGCGCCACTGATTCGCACGGCATGAGCTGGCGCCGCTACGACCCCACCGCCAAGCTGCACGAAAGCGGCAAGCGGCTTGTCATCAACTTCGACTGGATGCTACCCGCCACCCCTGCCAACCGTCACAAAATCCTGGCTGAGATCATCCGCCGGGCGAATAAGGAGTAACCACCATGAAGAAATTTATTCTATCCGTCATCATCGCCGCCGCGCTGGCGGCGTCCTTCGCTGCCGGATGCCGTGCCACTATGTTGAGCGCTCGTCTGGTCTCCGCCTCCGACAGCGCCCGCCTGCATCCGTCCTATGTGATCTCCTACCGCTTCGGCCCGCTCTGGTTTAATGAAATCTACGATTGAATATCGGCCCGCACTGTGCTACACTAAAACCATACAAAAAATAGGAGGTTCCATCATGACTGAACCCATTAAAAACGTTGGCTTTTTCTTCGAGTCCCGTATTCCCGTCTACTTGCTTAACGGCCACTACTACGCCGCCGACGGTTGGAACGGTGAGGAATATCTGGACAGCTGGGAATGTGCAGATTTTAAATATGATACCGGCTACGGTGTCAAGCCCGGCACGGGCTGCACGCTTCGGCCAGTCTACGCTTTCCAGGCCGACGGCATCGACCTTGACAGCCTCGACGAGGCATCCCAAGAATTTGAGGACGCCATTCAAATTGTAGATTTCGATATTTGTTAAAACATTCTACGCCAGCGGGGACTTCTCGCTGGTATTTTTTTGCACCAAGTTCGCACCAAAATCCCCATAATGGGGATTACAAAACGTGTTCGCACCATGAATGCACCAGAAAAAGTATTCATTTTCATGCAATCTTGAACGTTTCAGAACAAAGAAAAAGCAGCTAAACAACGTCGTTTAGCTGCTTTTTTTCGGCTCATCGCCAATATTCATTATGGAGCGGGATACGAGTCTCGAACTCGTTTCATTCCTCGATATACCGAAGCATTTTGTGTATACACACCTTTTTCGCACCAGGCCTAAAATTTAAAACTTTCACAAATCCGATTTAAAGGACACTCTCCAATTTTTGCCTTGCGTCCTCTATCATCTTCGGTTTAATTGATAAATAGACATCATGTATCATCTTCGCATTGGCGTGGCCTACCAGCTGAATGGCTATTTCCTCCGGCACGCCGCCCATCGCCAGCATGCACACATACTCATGCCGGAACTGATGGCCGCAGACGGGCACCTTCCACACGTTATATTTTACCGTTTCAACTCTTCCGCGCCTGTGGGCCTGCTTGGTTTTCGGGACGGCTTCGGCCATTCCGTACTTCCGCCAGAACCGCGCCCATAGCACATCATAGCCTTTCCTCGTTATCGGCTTTGTATCCAGGCCAACTATGTATGTATCTTTCGGCATCTTCCGCACTGGCTGCAGCGCATCCCGCAGCATCGACAGCAGCGGCACTTCCCGCACGCCCGCCGGAGTTTTTGTGTAGTCGTGAATCTCCGGTTCGTTGCCCTTGTGGGTCACAGTTTTATAAATGCGGATTGTGTTTTTCTCAAAATCTATATCTTTCAACTGTATAGCGCACATTTCGCCGCGCCGCTCTCCCGTGCACAGATAGGCCACCGGCAGCAGTGCATCCGGGTCTAGGTAGTTGTCCTTCACAATCTGCACTTCTGCCTCTGTGGGCGGCTTTCGCTTTTGCTTCGGCAGCCCGCGTGGCATCTTCGTCTGTACCGCCGGGTTCCAGTCTCCGCGCCACTTGGGGCTGTCTATCCAATACTGATAGATGTTGTTGATAACAGTTTTTTGATTGCTTACTGTCGTAGCGGCGCGGCCTTCCATTTCCGGCCCGCGCAGAAACTCGGCGATCATGTATGGCTGAATCTCCCGCATTCGGTACTCGCCGAACGCTTCTTTCGCCCTGGCTACAGCTGGTAGATAACTGCGCTTCGTGCCGTCCTTCATGCCTTCCACAATAGCCCGATACTCGTCGGCAATAACCGCGAACAACTCACCCGCGTTCTGCCTTTCTTCCTGTTGGCGTTCAAGCTCGGCCTGTTTGTCCTGCGCCGCCCGGATTTTCCCCCAAACATCCGCAGGAGTTTTGCCGGAGAAAGTTTTCCACTTTTCCCCAATCATTTCTTTTCGCTGATACCGCCCATCCTTGCGCAGTATCAGCCCATCGGCTAAATTTTTTCTCATGTTGACAACCCCATTTCAGTTATATATAATAGGGCTGTCGGCTTATGTCGACAACCCTTTGCCCCTGCCGGTGCTCGACTCACCGGCAGGGGCTTTTTTATTTTACTCGTAGTTTGGCTTTAGCTTCCTCATAAGCCTTGCCCTCTAAATCTTGAAGATAAATAGGCTCAAAATCCGGGTCAATATCTTTGCGTCTCCTAACAATACTATCTAGCTGATATATCGTTTGTTCGTTGGTACTATTGGGATTGTATTTCAGTCTTTCTCCTGTTGCGATACTCACGGCCTCAATGTATTCTACTAAATCATATAAATTTGCGCTATGCTCCAAAAATTTATCCGATGCCACAACAGCTATAATTAAAAATAAAAGCCAAGCCCATTCATCCTTAATTTTGAAGCACCCAATAAGAAAGGCTCCCCATATAAATACAAATGCGACAAATCCATCAGCGTTGAAACTTCCCCAACACTTCGTTTCTGGGCATCGCATATTTGCTTCTGCACAAAGAAACGGCAGCGCAAGCGTATATGCAGGGCCAAATGTAAACACATAAACATTAAATAGCGTTTTCGTATATCCGTCTAATGTTTTCTCCCCATCTTCCATTATGAGGTATAAAAACGCGGATAAAGCTAAAAGCACGGCAAGGATGCAAAGCACACTTATACAAGCCATTTTGATATAATCTCTTGTTAGTTTGTATTTATTTAATCCATGCCGATATTCCCTCTTTTTCATGTTTTTAGTACCTCACAAATCCAACCGACCCAATCGACACATCAAGCACCAGCATCACGCCGACAACTGCTATCATCACGATCAGCAGTCGCCACAGCTTCCGCATCCATTGTTGCTTCTGTTCCAATATGCCGTTTATACTGCGCAGTTGCCGTTCCTTGTCTGCGATCAGTTTCTCGTATAGCTCCCGTTCGGTCATCGTCATCGGCTTGTCGTTCGGCTCGTCTACGATTCCGGCCATCACATCAAGGCTCCCATGCAGCGCTTTTACAATGGCCGTAACATTGGCAAATGTCGGGCAGTCTGTTGTGCCGTTTAAAATTCTCGATAATGTCCCCTGCGGTATGTCAGTCAATCTCGCAAGTTCTGCTTGTGTGATATTTTCTCGCTCCATCAGCGTTTTTATGTACGACGCATCCAAGCCCATTCACCCCCGTAAGCTGATATATTCCGTCATGTATCGCATTTTCTTTTCTGGTCGTTTACACGTTTTGACAAAAAGCCTATTGTGAGTGCAGTACACTTTTAACAAAAGGAGCTGCAATATGTGCATCATGCCAAACAGACCGCCCGCCCATCACGGCAGAGCCAGAAAGAGAAAGCGTCCGATAATTCGTACCACAAAATATTGACAACCGATTTGTTTAATATGTCAATGGAATACAACCGCAGGTTGTGCTATAGTTGTATCAATCATTTGAGGAGGAAATTGAATTATGGAAAATGCAGAGTTGAAATTATCGCTGATTCGTGATATAATGAAATTGACTGACAAACAACTCGAATACATACTTAACAACTTAAGAGGAGAAAACGGCAATGCTTTCACTGCATGATTATGTGCTTTTTGCCTTTACGCTTTCCGCCATTCTCGGCGCAATTTGCAGCATTGTGTTTCCGTTTTCGTGGCTTGTCGATGAAGTGCTCCGAGATTGGCAAAACGGTAAGCACACATTCTTTTACTATATTCCGTTTGTGTATTTGGTTCTGTGGCTTATTGTCTACCCCATCGGCTGTGTGGCCTTCTGGTTTCTCAACTCTTAATGGCTTCGCCTATTACAGCAAGCAGATCCCCAACGGCTTTTGCCTTTTTGTCGTGCATTTCACCTGTCGGGTCATCTCTGTATTTTATGATAGCCATTTTTGCAATATTTATTTCATCTTTATGCCCAATAGCCGCTTCCAGCATCAAAGACGCATAAGTAAGCTCTTGGCTGTCGAGTGGTACATCTAAGCAATTTGCCTTTGTAAGCGCCTTATAATAAATGTCTGCTGCTTTTCTGGCGTACTCCACTCTCTTGTCTTTATAATAGCGGATAATTGTCCATGTTGTCGGCCCTACCGCAGCAATAAAAGATACCGCTAGTGCCGCAGCAGACATAAATGTATTTGTGTCCATCACTTCACCAGCTTTTTTGCCTTGTCTACCAGCTCCTTTACAAAAAGGAGCTGATTTTCATTCATATCCAAAATACTGCTTATTAGTTCCCACTGTGCAGGCGTGGCCTGCGCCAGTGCTTTTTCAATCTCGCCCTCGGCATCACTTCCGGGGGCGTTTTCTTTTTTATCTACAAGCAACTCTTCCGGCGCCACCTCAAAATAGTCAGCCACTTTAGCAACTGTCGCCGCTCTAGGTGCAACCCCTTTGCTCCATCTCGTCACAACCGAACGCTGAAAGCCCATTTCTTCCGCTGCTGCGGAAGGTGAAACGCCTTTTTGATTGCATAGCTTTACAAAATTAGTATAAAACACAAAAACCTCCGCCCTGGTTTTGTGCAGTGTGCTAAAAAGCAACAAAAGCAACAAAACCTATTGACTGTTGCTTTTGTATACGCTATAATGGTCGCATAAGGTAAACAAACGCAACAAACTAATAAGCCCCGGTAGCTATTCCTCTACCCGCGCTTCGCTTACTTGTATCTCGCAATTACAATATAGCACGGTTTGTAAACATTTGCAACACCTTATTCAGATTTTATACGCAAGGAGGTGTAATGTTCATGCCAGAGCCCTGGACTGGACGCCTAATTGGGAAAATGCATAACAACGGCATCACGTATGAAATGTTAGCTGATAAAGTTGGGTTTAAAAAGGCTTATGTCTGTGCGATTCTTAATAGCCGCCGCAAGCCACCCAACATTCAGCAGCGCTTCGAGCAAGCTGTCGCCGAAATCATCGCAGAACGAAAGGAGTAACCCACCATGCCCCGCGAAAAGCCACTCTACCGTGACACCCTTGTCACCGTCCGTGCCCGCGCTGCCGAGCTTTACCCCGGTGAGATTCTTTTCGGCCCTGGAAAGGTCGCAAAGATTCTTGGTCGCTCCCGCGGCTGGGTCTGGATGCACTATGGCAGCATCCGCAATTTGACCTGCGAACAAATCGCAAGCCTTTTATGCTGAAACAAAAAAAGCGCCGCATCGGTGTTGGCGCACCGACGCGGCGAGAACAGAAAGGAAAGTATTACATGAACATTGTATCACTGAAGCGCGCCGCCGTCAAGCTGGCAATCACCGCAGATTTGGTGCTGCTGCTGGCTGCGCTCGGTTCTCTCAACATTCCCACCATCGTCGGCTCTACGCTGGCGCTCAACGCCATGTGCGGGCTGATTCTTAAGCAGGAGGAAAACATTCATGAAAATGTATAAAGGCTTTGACAAAGACATGAAATGCCGTGATTTCCAGTACGAAATCGGCAAGACCTACGAGGAACCCACTGCCGAACTGTGCGAGAAAGGTTTCCACGCCTGCGAGTACCCGCTGGATGTGTTCAAATATTATGCACCCGGCAAAATGAGCCGTTATTGTGAGGTTAATCTCGACGATGTGAGCGACCAAATGAGCAACGATTCCAAGCGCTGCGGTAAAAAGATTTCCGTGAAAGCAGAAATCGGTATTGCCGGGCTTGTAAGAGCTCAAATCCAGTACGTGAACGAGCACACAACGATGAAACACACAGATCCCAAACATGCTACGGCTGGCGAGTCCGGCGCGGCTACGGCTGGCGAGTCCGGCGCGGCTACGGCTGGCGAGTCCGGCGCGGCTACGGCTGGCGATTTCGGCGCGGCTACGGCTGGCGAGTCCGGCGCGGCTACGGCTGGCGATTTCGGCGCGGCTACGGC